AAATTTTTTGTTGCCAATACATCTTCTGGATCAAGCGCTGGTCGTCGCCAGAATTTAGGTGAGCCAGTAAATATTTGACAAGGTTTTTTCAAGTTGTTTGGGTGATCATAAAATGCTTTCAAACTGGGCAAGAATTTTTTGATTTTCCTTATATGGGTTCCTATTTCCATCTTTAGTTTAATGATTTATTAAATTAAAGATTAAATAAATTCAATTTTATGGTCGGGGTGGAGCTGGGATTTTAGGTATTTTTGGAATCTTAGGGATCTTAGGGATCTTAGGAATTTTTGGAACAGGCATACTAGGTAACTTAGGACCTTTTTTGGGCCCTTTTGGTGGGCAGGGGCCTGGACCGCGGCATCGACGTCCTCCGAAAAAAACAGGAATAAATTGTGGTGAACCACCTCTTTCTAAAACAACAATATCTTGTTGAGATGCTCCGTGATATCCTGTGAACAACATATACAAAATAATGCAAATAGCAACAATAGCTATGATTTCTGCTAAACCAAATTTGGATTTTGCCATTATAAAATAATGTTAGATAATTAATTTACCACCAGAAGCGTCTGCGAAAGCGCGGACGTCTCCCTGGTCTAGGTCCAAACCAGAGTGGTCCTTGTCCGCCCCAGTAATTTGAACGTGGTCCTCTCAAGTAAACAACGCTATTTTGTGTTTTTCTCTGAGACAGCATAAGAACAAGATAGATCATAACAAAAAGTAGAACAATAAGAAGAATATTTGTGGTATCCATTTACAATAAGAAGAGAAAAGATAATAATAAATTTTCTAGATGAAAAATTATTATTTTATAAAACTCACAACAACAGTTAAACTGCTTAGTTGGAGTATGCAAGACCTCCCATACCACTCATGATGCGGAGGACATTGTAGTTGGTAGCGTAAACGCGGACCTTAGCGGTGTCATCACCACCGATAGCGGCGGATGAAAGAACAAGCTGAAGTGTGGCGTTATCGATACGGGACATATTGCAAGTTCCAGATGGCTGGTGCTCCTCAGGGCGGAGAGCAAATGAGTAAACATTGATACCAGTGTCTGGGTTGCGTGTGTGATGCTGGAATGGCTGAACAACATCGAAGTAGGAACCTTCACGCTCACTGAAGCGATCCTGTCCGTTAAGCTGAAGCTTAGCGGTAACGACTGGGTTCATACCCCAGCAGTGCAAGGACAAGGCGGTCTCAGCAAGAACGTATGATCCTGCATCAGAGACACCAGAGTCAGCACCAGTTGTAGCTGGTGCGTTATTCTCTGGGAAAGCACTTCCAACAGACTGACGCTCAGCCCACTGACTGACAACAGAGACATCACCGGCAGCTGGGTCCTCGAAAAGACCAGAGGCAGTGATAACACCATTCTGTCCACGTGCAGCGTTAATACCAGAGTATGCAAGAAGAGCATTTGGCAAGGCATCGACGGCATCGGTGTAGTTAAATGGCTGGGCACCGAGTGCGTTGTTCAAGACAGTTCCGCACTCAAGAGAAGCACAGTAGTTGACGTTCTTGTCTGGCTGGACAACGAAAACAAGCTCCTTGCAAGGGTGGTTGAAGTTAAGCTTGATCTTGTTGGATGAGGAACCAACGGATTCATCACCAGTGAACTGAAGCTGCTCAATAAGATACTCGTGTGGGTTCTGAGCCATACGTCTGCGCTCATCAGTATCAAGGAATACGTAATCAACGTAAAGTGAAGCAGCAACAAGTGACTGCTGGTAAGCAGCGGTTGCTTTCACAGAGACACCTACAGTGCCCTGGCTGGAGCAATCAAGCTGGTTGACAGCGAAAAGGCACTCATCGATTGGGCGAAGCTCAAGGTTGATCTTGACTTCGTGGTATTGAAGTGCGATCAATGGCAAGGCAAGTCCAGGGTTGCGGCAGAACCAGAACTGAAGAGGCACGTAAAGTGTGGTCTCAGGAAGAGATCTGCGAGGTGCGCAGACAGCATCTGGCACGTCATCGGCTGAGCAAGCAGTTGCAATATCAGCGAACTTAGGGTCGGTGATGTATGTAAGCTGCATAGTGTTACCAACCATAGCATTGTAACCACGCTCCTGTTCGGAGGTCATGGTAAGCTGGTTCCAGATGTGCATCCAGTCACCGTATTGACGGTCGATGCGCTGGCCACCGATCTCAACCTCAACCATTGAGATAAGCTGCTCACCTGGGTAGTCCAACCAGCGAGCGAACAAACCGAGCTGCTGGGTGGCAGGGGAACCTGCTGGGTTTCCGTTTGCCGACATACCCTGGTTAATCTCTGGGAGAGTAACCTGAAGGTAGGTGCGGTATGCAAGATCACCATTTCTGGAGATAGTGCACTGAACACGGCGACCGAAGTCAGCCTGTCCGTTGAAAGTCTGTTCAATAGACTCCATAGCAAAGTTAGTGTGTCTGCGGTATGTAACCTTCCAGAAAGTGATCTGTGGGTTACCAGTAAGGTAGACGTCTTGTGCGCCGTAAGCAACGAGTTGCATTAATCCTCCTCCCATTGTTATAATATTGCTAAAGAAAAAAATTTTACGAAAAACACATTAATTCGTAAAAAATTAAGAAAACAATTTTTCTAAGTTAAAGTTATCCTTCATAAAACGTCTTAAATAGTCGTCTAAATATACTTCTTTTTTACCTTCATGATTCTTTTTAAAAATATAACAGTCATTTTTTTTATTTATGGTCCACCCATCTTCTAAAGCATTGTAAATAAAGGCCATTTTCTGTAATTTTATATGATTTATTTCATTTATATTTGCAATATTTTCCATTATTATTAGACAATAACTAGAAAATAGATAAAGTAATTGAACTTATAAACTATTAAATAAATACAAGTTAGTATTAATATATGCCTAATTTTAAACCGAAATCTAAGAAAAAAATTAAGGCCAATTCAAAATCAAATATTACACTTGATAGTAAACATAATGAAAAAGTAACTGAATTCAAAAATATAAAAACAGTTTTAATACCCCAATTAGAAAATGAAAAGAAACAGTTAAAAATTTTGCTAAAAGATGACAGTTTAAGTTTAGATAAACGTTTAGAATATAAGGATAAGATCAAAGAAATTAGAAAAAAAATAATTGAAGAAAAAAAAAAGGAAAAAGAATATTTTTTAAATAATTCAGAACATATTTTTTCTTATTTTGAGAAAAAGAAAGATGTATCGGAAGGACATACTAAAAAAAAAATTCTACATTCATTTTTTTCAAAAACTAATGAAAAGCGAGACGTTAAAAGAGAGGAAACAAATCTCACTCAAAAATATTTATGCAATATCGACCAGACATTTTTAGATATAAAAGATTATCAGGTTGATTATGAGGTGTGCGCTCATTGTAAAGGGGAACTCGTTCCTGTTGATAATGAGGGAATTTTAGTTTGTAAAGAATGCCATTGTCAAGTTAAATTTTTGATTGAAAATGAAAAACCATCTTATAAAGAACCTCCAAAAGAAGTTTGCTTTTATGCTTATAAAAGAATTAATCATTTTAGAGAGATTTTGGCTCAATTTCAAGCTAAAGAAACAACTCAAATACCCGAAGAAGTTATTGAACAAATCAAAATGCAAATAAAAAAAGAGCGTATCACACTAAAAGATATGTCTAACAAAAAGGCTAAAGATATCTTAAAAAAATTGGGATATAATAAATATTATGAACATATTCCTTTTATAAAAGATAAATTAGGAATTAAACCTCCAGTAATGTCTCCTGAATTGGAATCAACGTTGTGTAATTTGTTTATGGAAATTCAAAAACCATATGCTAAACACTGTCCGGATGATAGAGTTAACTTTTTAAATTATTATTACGTTTTGTATAAGATATGTGAACTATTAGGAGAAGATAAGTTTTTACCATTTTTCCCAATGTTAAAGGATCCAGTAAAAAGAATAGAGCAAGATGAAATTTGGAAAAAGATTTGTGCTGAATTACAATGGCAGTTTATTGAAACTATTTAATTGCTTTTAAATCATATAAATTTTATAAATTTATACGATTAATATAAACTCACTTACATACGTGGGAATCCAACAAGGTTGGCACCGATACCGAAACCAGCACCGGAGCGGGCAGACACAGCCATTGATGGAACGTATGTATCAAGGATGGAGAATGTAGCAGCGGCAGTCAATGCAATAAGAAGAACTTCATCAACATTCAAGGATTTCTTAGGGATGGCATAAGCAGCAAGAGCTACCATAATACCTTCAACAATGTACTTAACGGCTCGTTTGACGAGCTCACCTAAATCGAGCATACCCATTACGTTCATGTTATAATTAATATCGAGAAAAAATATTTATGAGTATCCATACTTAAAAATAAAACACATTTGATATTTATAATGGCGAGTCAAAAACTAGGTTTTACGAGAAAAATGAATCCTGACGGTTCTGAAAATCCTAAATATGTTGACGTTTTGGATGAAGATAAACCGGTTTCAGGACAAAAATTTGTTTGCGTTAGTTTTATTAGTCCTGAAAATATCCTAAAGCAAAAGAATTTATTTATGTTTCAGCAATTCCTAAAGCATTTTGATTATTCTAAATCAATGGGAAAATTTGAACAATTTTTAAATTTTATTATATATAAATACGGACTTGACAGCAACAAAATTATGTCAGATCTTAAAGATTTTAAGGAGAGTGAAAAAGAACTTTTAGTTACTAGTGCAATTGAAGATGATTGGAAAAATTTTATGGATGCTAAAGAAGAAGAACTTACTAAAGTTTTTTCAGAAAATTTTGAATTTCAAACAAATGTTCGTGGATTAAAGGTGCGCGGTAGTTACCCTACACAGCAGGAAGCAGAATTAAGATGTCAAATGTTACGAGAGATTGATCCTAATCATAATGTTTATGTAGGCCCCGTTGGTATGTGGATGCCTTTTGAGCCAGATGCATACAAAACAGGAAGAGTAGAGTATCTTGAAGAGGAACTTAACCAGCTTATGCACGAGAAAAACAAAAATGAAAGTAAAGCTAAGCAAGAGTTTGAAAAACGTGTTGCCGAGGCTAAAAAGAAGGCCATTGAAGATAACAAAAAAATGGCTAAAGAACACGGAAATCGTCTTACACAGAATATTGATGAATCAGGTCAATTACAAAATACTTCTACAAATTCGTTTGGTGGAAATTCTGAAGCAACTTCATCTGCTGATATTAGAAAAGAGTTATTTGATCGTCCTGATGTAAGAACAAAAGCACTAGATAAAATGGTAAATAAAAAAATAGATAAAAACTAAGTTTTATATAAAATTGAATTTACAATTATATATAAAATATTGTGTAATTATAAAATGAATCTAGATAAATCAAAACAACTAAAAATAGATACATCTATGAAGTTAAATAAAAAAAATGTAATGACACCTACATCACAAATTTCTAAACCTATTTGTATTGAAGCAGGAACTATGTTGAGTAAAGAAAAAAAGAAAAAAAATAAAAAAAAACGTCAAAAGAGGTGTGGTCATAAAGATTGTAATGTTAAGCTAACATTAACATCTATGACTTGCAAATGTGGTGTAAAATTTTGTATGAAACACTTTAGTTTTACAAAACACGATTGTCCATACGATTATGTAGCTGAAGCACGTGAAAATCTTGAAAAAAAAAATGTATTGGGTGGGGGTGAATATGATAAAGTAAAAGATAGGATATAGATTTATTGGTTTTAGATCCGTAAATCAGAAAATTGAACTTTTTAATCAACTTAAAAATATCACAAAACTTTTATTAACTAATATGTCTCACATAAACTCCCAAACCCTCTTTAAACTATGCTTGATTAGTCTGGTTATCCAATTTATTATTTGGTTTACTCGAGCCGAAAATAGTTTACGTTACAAAAGTCGTGAATTATTAGAAAATGTTCAAACTGATAATAAGATTAATTGCACATTTGTAGATAATGTGTGTGAATGTCCACATTCTTGCTATGAACAATTTGAATCAGAAAATTATTGTGTTGTAAAAAAATGTTATACATATGATAAGAATTTGGGACAGTGTAAACAACAAGGTTATCACTCTACAGGTCCCATTGTTTTGCAAGCGATTCCTTTTACAGGAGTTTTCGGTTCAGGATTTGGAAATATTGGTAGGTGGGATCTATTTGGAATATATATGGGAGTATTCTTTGGAGGATGTTGCTCTATTATTATACTTTCAGTCTGCTGTTTATGCGCTTGCCCTTCTGGAAATGAAGAAGGTAAAAAAGAAGGAGCATTGATGTGTTTTTCGCAATGTGGCGTGTGTGTATGGGCATTAGTAATACTTGTATTTTATATCTTAGGTCTTGTATGGATTACAAATCCTGGCACTATATTAGATGGTGATGGTTGCCCGCTAATATTTGGGTAAATATAATAAATAAACAATAAATTTTATAAAATTTTTTATTGTTTACCACTTACTTTTTTTCACGTTAATACGTGGCCCTTTTCTTGTATTAGTAGGATCAAATTGTTCTTCTTCATCATCAGAACCCATTTGACTTGAAAGTTCCCAAAATTCTTTTGATCCTAATTTAAACTTTCCGTGAGCACTAGCTTTATACCAGAATATCTGATCTTCTAACTTATTTGATTTTGCATTGTTAGAAACTACTAAACATTCATAATTTTCTGTGCATTGATCCATAACTTGACAAAAACTTTCGAATGTAGGAAACATACCAGCAAAATTTTCATAAATTCTTTTTCGATTGTTGATGTATGGTTCGCGAAGAATAAATGTATAATCAATATTTGTTCTTAAATTTGGAGGAACACCCAATGGATATTGCATTGTGATAATAAGCATAATTTTCCAATGTCTACCATTCATAAACAATAAACGCATTAGTTTTTCTCTGGCCCAACTGTTATCATAAAGACAATCATCTAGAATTACAAACGCTCTGGGATCAATACTTGATCTTCCATATGCTTCCATTTCTTTTTTAATTTGTTTAACAACAATTTTCTGACGCTTCAATATATTTTCTATAATAGCTGTATTATACTCATCGTGAATAAATAATTTTGGAACTATATTGCCATAAAATCCATTTCCTGCCTCTGTCCCAGATATAACAGTTCCAATAGGGATATCTTGATGATAATAAAGTAAATCCCTCACTAAAAAACTTTTTCCTGTATCTCTTCTTCCAATTAAAACAATTACGGGTCCCGCATTCTCAGTTGGTTTGAAACTAATATTTTTCATATCAAACTTTTTTAGTTCTAAATTCATCTAAAGTATTTTTCTATAAAAATATTTAATTATTTACGCAAAAATTGGTTTAAATGTAGAATTTTTTTTAAAATTATATCAAAATGATAGATATTATGTATAAAAAACATAGTAATAGGGATTTATTTAAATCTTTAGAAAAATCAGGAATTCTAAACACACAAAATTACATTCCTATTTATCAAAATTGGTTTTCTCTCAACTCAAGTAATTGGAATAATATTAATTTAAATCAAACAAATAGAATCACTTTAATTAAAAATCAGGTAAGCAATAATAAATACGTGTGCAGTGTTGAACAAGAAAATGGAGAAATACAGGATCAAGTTTTGTTTTTCAAATTCTCTCCATTGATTGATGCTACAAAATTTATGGTAGGCAAATATCAAGACATTGAAAAAAATACTTTATTTAAATTACCTAGTTTTATAGAAAATCAAAATAGTATTTTTGAAAAAATACGTGATAGAAATAATGCTGCATATGTAGACTCATTTTTTTCTTATTTGACCAGCAAAACTTTACATACTCATCACTTTTATCACGGTTTAGATTTTTTTGGATCTTATCTCGCCTCAAAAAAAAACTTTTATTTTAATATTGCCGATGATATTGAATTTTTATATGAATCTGATTTCTTTCACGATAATAAAGGAAAATTATTTGAAATAGACAATATGGATAAATTAGATTATGCTTTTACCGATACTAGAAAACGCAGAGAAAAACTTAATATAAATCCAAAAGATATTGATTTGGAAACAGAAACACTAGATGTTGAAACATTAGATTCCATATTTGAAGTTCCTAGTAATGAAACAATGGGAAATTCCGAATTAATATTTAATTTTGATATAAAAACAAAATCCAAAAAATCTAATTCAAAAACCAGTTCAACCTGCTCATCAAGATCTTCTAATACATCTGGAGAATCTAATGATGAGTTTAGTGATTATGAAGAAGGCGAGGATGATGAAGAAAGCTTCAGTGATAATGATTCAGAATTTTCATCTTTATCTAGTGCTGAGTTTTTAGGTGCAACAATAAGAAATTTTCCAGTGCAAGTTATTTGTTTAGAAGAGTTGGAAGAAACGCTTGACACTTTCCTAGAAAATAGTGAATTATCCGATAAAGAATGGACTTCTTGTTTATTTCAAGTAATTATTCAATTAATTACATATCAAAAATTGTTTGATTTAACGCATAATGACTTGCATACAAATAACATTATGTATCAAAAAACAAGTAAGCAATATCTATACTATAAATATAATGACAAGCACTATAAAGTTCCTACTTATGGTAAAATTTATAAAATAATTGATTTCGGTAGAGCCATTTATAAATTTAAAGGAAATATTGTATGTAGTGATAGTTTTCACCCAAAAGGAGATGCTGCCACTCAATATAATTGTGAACCGTATTTTAATAATAAAAAACCTCGTCTTGAACCAAATCCTAGTTTTGATCTATGTAGATTGGGTTGTAGTTTATACGACTTTTTTGTAGACGATGAATCAGAAGATCCTTTTCCAAATCCTTTGTCCAACCTTATTTCAGAATGGACCACAGATGATAAAGGTAGAAATATTTTGTATAAAAAAGATGGTGACGAACGTTATCCTGATTTTAAATTGTATAAAATGATAGCAAGAACTGTTCATAATCATACTCCAACTAAACAACTTGAAAGACCAATGTTTAAAAAATTCTGTGTTTCTAGAAAAAAAATTAGCAAAAAGGCAAAAATATTTAATATCGATAAGTTGCCTTCTTATGTAGATTAAACTAAAATTTACAAATAATTTTTAGTTTAATAATTATTGTTGTTGCTGCTGCTATTGCTGCTGTTGGTGCTGCTGTTGTTGTCGTCGTAATCGTCGGTGTAGTAGTAGTAGTAGTCGTGGCTGCTATTGCTGCTGTTGTTGCTGCTGTTGTTGCTGCTATTGCTGCTGTTGTTGCTGCTGCTGCCGCTGAGTAAACCGCGCTCCCGCT